AGGGTGACGGCGCCGTCCTCGGGGGCCTCGAGGGGGCGCGTGATGCGCTGCCAGATCGCCTCCAGCTCAGGCCAGGCGTGGTTCTGGGCCAGCGTCAGCCAGTGCGGATCAAGCGGCGGATGGGGGGGGCCCAGGTCATCGAGGATCCCCATGACCATGACCAGGCAGTCGGCACCCTTCCCGTCTGCAGGGTCGGCTCCGAAGGCGTGGGGGAGGCCGATGTAGGAGCGCCAGTCCCGCATCAGCCGAAGGTGATGTTGCCGGTGGTCGGCAGGGCGCCCACCAGGGTCGAGCTGAGGAAACGGCGGGGCACCTGCCCGCCGACTGCATCGAGGGGTGAGGCCAGCTGTAGCAACGTGCGCTCGGTGTCGGATTCCATCGACGAGGCAAACCACAATTCGCTGCTGATCAGCGCCTGTAATGCCAGTGTAATCGGGTCGACTTCGACGGTCTTCGCTTCCAGTAACCACCCTTTGTCGCAGGCTTCAGCAAAGATGTTGACGGAGATGGGATTGGATGAACAGGCGAGGACGCTGTTGCTGCGGTCACCGCCTTTCTTGCCAGCACCGTTGCCGAGCGCGAAGGGCAGGAAGCTATAGCCGGCACCGCTATAACTTCTATTGCTGTTGACAAAGAAGTTCTGATAGGCGAAATTGGTGAAGGCGCCGCCGCGATTCTTGAAGCGGATGAAGTTGCAGATTGCGACTGCCATGATCAGAAGCCGGACTGCTTACGGGTCTTGACGCTGTTGCGGATGCGGCTGAGCGTCATGGCGGTGCCACGCTCGGCGCCACGGGCCTCGGAACGGCGACCGATTTCTTCGGCCTCCGCGCGGGTCACGAACTCGATGCCGTTGATGACCGTGCTCTCGAACCGGATCGGCTCGTTGTTCATGGGGCGGATCGCACCCGCTCCACCGCCGCCCAGGGCCGCCGCAGTGGCGCTGTAGGGGTTGCCCGGCACCACCGTCTCATTCGGGTGGAGCATGGCCATGAAGCCGCCTTTGCCGTCCATGCCACCGGCCATCGCGCCAGCCCCCGTGTAGCCCCCACCGGCAAAGCTGGGCACGCCGGTGAGCATCGGCATGGTGTAGACGCCTGGGTTGAAGCCAGTGGCAGCCGCGGCCGGCCGTGCAGCACCCCCGAACAGGCCAGCGATGGACCCGATCGACCCGAAGATGCCGGCCAGGCCCATCAAGGTGTTGTAGGTGCCCCCTTTGCGCATCTGCTGGGCGCCGCCGATGCCCATGGCGACACCTCCCAGCACCGCCGTCACCCGGCCGAAGCTCTGCATCAGGCTCTCGAACCCGCCGGCCGCCTGGCCTGCTGTGGTGGCCACCACGTCGATGGCATCGCTGGCGGCATCCATCGACTGCCCGAAGCCCTCTGCGCTGGTGGTGAGGGCCACCTGTAGAGGCTCCATGGTGAAGGCGTCGCCCTGGAATGGCAGATCAGCCGCGGCCGGCGTGCTGCCAGTGAAGGGGAGAGCCGTGGCTCCCGCGGTGCCGCCCTGGGCCGCCTGGATCTGCAGCTCACCCGCCTTCACCTGCAGTTCCGCTGCCCTCTGCTGGCCATCGGCCGCCTCGCGCTGGGCGGCCAGCCGGGCCCGCTCCTCAAGGTCAACGCCGCTGAGCTGCTTGAACAGGTTGCCGGTGATCGCCTTCTCGATCGGTGCCAGGGCCGCATCCACCAGGGCCCCGGTGAACCTTTCCGCCATCGACCGGCTGATTCCCTCCGCCAGGCCCGCGAGATCGAAGCTCTCGCCCTGGAACAGCTGCTGCAGCACGCCCCGCACGCTGCTGCCGATGGTGGGGGCCACCGCTTCGGTCAGCTGGGCAGCGAGGCGGCCGCGGCCGGTGTTGAGCACCTCGGCGGTGACCTGGGCCCGGATGCGCTCGATCCGCTGGGCTTCCTGCTGTGCCTGCAGGGTGGTTGCAAGTGTCCCTCTGACAGCCGCCTGCTGCTCCTCCGCGGCAGGCTTGATGACCTCCTGGAATTGCTTGTTGACCTTCTCGAGCTCCTCGAGGCGCTTCGAGGAGTTGTTGAGGGCTGTTGTGTTCTGCTGCAGTTGGTTCTGCAGTGAGGTGGTATCGGGCTGCGCTGCAGCTGCAGCAGAAGCTGCAAAGGGATCATTGCCATAGGCGGCCAGCCGTTCGTTGTAGAAGCGCAGAAGCGCATCGGATCGCTTTGCGCCCTGGCCGGCATAGGCGCTCCCACCGGCCATGGTCGGGAAACTGGCCCATTCAGGCGCCAGTTTGGCGATCATTGCCCGGTTCAACGGTGCGTCCGTGTTGATGCCACGCTTCCCTGCGAGATACAGCGCTGCCATGTCCTGACTGCGCGGCCCAAAGTCACTTGCTCCAACCGCTCTTGCTGCGCCGTCCCAGGTGGTCGAAAGGAACTGGTAACGGCCAGCCGCATCCGATGCGAGACGCCCTGAGCGATTGATCTGTCGCGGATGGCGCGAAAGATCACTGAACAGGCGTCCCGTAAACATCGTCCTGTAGCCGTTCGGGTTGTAGGTGCCTTCAGCCCACGCGATGGTGTCAAGCAGGGCTTTCTGCCTTGAGCTGATCTGCGCACCACCCTGGACACCCGCCGACGCCTGAGGTCTCTGGGCTCCCGGCGGCGGCGGCAGCACTGGTGCAGGTGGGTATCCACCGCCCACCCATGTGCCGATTGGGATCGAACTGCCGTCACCAGCGGCCGCGGCCATCGAGCTGGCCATGGCGTCGCGCTCCTGCCTGAGCTTCAGTAGCTGCTGCTCAGCAAGCAACTTCTCGCGGCTCGCCTTCTCCTCGAGGATCATCCGCTGCAGATTCATCTCGAAGATGCGTTGCTCGCTGCTCTCCCGCTGCTGCTGGATCTCCAGCTGTTGCCGCTGCTGCTGCTGCTCGAGGTTGAGCTGCCGCTGCTTGGCGTCGTAGAGCTTGCGGGTGGCCTCCGCTTCGCTGACGAAACCCTGGGTACCAGCGGCGAGGGCCTCGATCTGCGCGCCGATTACGGCCCGTACGGAGGTGGGGTTTTCGTTGGCCTGCTGCTGCGCCTGGGCGACCTTCAGCTCGGCCTCGGCGGCCTGGACCGCGGCCGCGGCCTGAGCCTTCTTCAGCTCGAGGGTGCTTTCGGCAGCCTTCTGCAGCTGGTCGGTGACCCGCTGCTGCTCCTGCAACTGGCGGGTGATCGTGTTGAGCGACTCGATTTCATCGGTGATCGGCTTGAGCTTGCGGTCGCGCTCGTTGGTGATCTCCTGCTCGCGGCGCTGCAGATCGGCCATCTGGGCCTGCTGCTCGCGGGTGAGGCCCGCCATCTCGGCCTGGATGCCCAGCTGCTGCTCCTTGATGCCCAGGCCCCGTGCCTCTAGTGCGTTGGTCTGCTGGATGACGCCGACCATCTCGTTCTGCAGCCCCACCGTCCGGTCGACCACCTCGAGCTGCTGGTTGCGGAGCTTCAGCTCGGCCGCGGCCTCCTGGTACTGGCGCAGGAAGCCCTGGTACTCGGTCGTGTTGCTCCGCAGGGCCATCATCCGCTGACGGATGTCGGAGATGGCCGCCTGGGCCTTGTCGCGCTGAATCTGGATCTCGAGCCGCTGGATCTTCAGCTGCTCCTGCTGCAGGCGCTGCTGCCGTAGCTGGATCTGCAGCTGCATCTGAAGCATCTCCCGCTCAGTGCCGAGCAGTGCCCGCCGCTCATTGATCCGCTCCTGCTCCTGCCGCAGCGCCAGATCGTTGCGGCGCTCCTCGGCCTCCAGGCGCGCCTCCGGTGAAGAGGCCAGTTGCACAGCGAAGTTGGCCCGCGAAGACTGCAGGCCGCGGCGGCCCTCCGCCAACTGGTTCAGCTGCTCCTGCAGGGTTTTCTGCGCCCCCATGAGCCTGAGGGCCTGCTCGAGGCCCTGCACCTCGTTCTTGATGCGGTCCTGCACCAGCTGCGAGAGCTCCTTGGCCTCGTTCAGCCGGCGAGTGCTGCCGGTGCCCAGCCTGGCGTTCCGCTCCTCCAACAGGGTCGTGGTGGAGCGTGACAGGTTGAGCGAGCGCAGCTCAGGCACCTCGCCTCCACCGATGGCAGTAGCGAACTCGGCCTCGACCTCTGCCTGCCGCTGCTGGATCTCCTTATCCGAGAGGCCCGACAGCTTGCCCCGCAGCCAGGCGGCCCACTTGGCCATCTCGATGAAGGGTCGCGCGACGATCGCCGCGAGGCCCTCAGCGCCGGCAATGGCGTCATCGAAGAACTTCAGGATCGGCGCGAAGGCATCGTCGGCCCCCTTGTTCGCCTCACCAGTGAGGATCCGGAAGAACGCTGTGATTGGCCGCAGCACCGCTGAGATCAGAGCGGCCAGCAGCTGCACGCTTTTGGCGACGACCTGGATGAGGTTGCCAAGCAAACGCATCATCGGCAGGATCAGCGACCCGCCGGCGTTCAAGACCAGGGCCACGACGTCGCCGACGACCTGCAGCACGGAGGCGATCAGCGAGCCAGCACTCACCAGCCATCCACCGATCTCGCCAAGCAGCCTGAGGATCGGCTCCAGCGCTTCGGAAACAGCGCGCAGGGCCCCCTTGAATGATCCCTGCAGTCGATCCAGGGACTGCAGCACCACCTTCAGGCCGCCCGCCAAGCCGCGCTCCAGCGCCTGCGCGCCCTCCGAGTTGATGGTCTCAAAGACGTCCTGGAAGTTGCTCTGGACGTTGGTCAGGGAGTCAGCGAGGACTTTCTGACCATCAAAGAGCTTCTCCAGCTTCTGCATCAGGTCGTCGTAATACTTGCCCTCCGCCTGCAGTTGCTGGATCTTCTCCCTGGCCCCGGCCCCGTAGAGCTTCATGGCCAGCTGGTCATACATCTGCACGTCGCCGGTCAGCAGGCTCTGCACCTCAGAGCGCATCTGCTCACCGGGCACACCCAGGGTGTTGGCGCCCGCGGCGATGCGGGTCGAGAGCTTGCGGATGTTGCCGAGATCCTGGCCCTTTTCCCCCAGAGAGGCGGAGTTCTGCAGGATCAGGTTGAAGCCCTCATAGATCTGAGAGGCTGTGGCACCGGAGATCTGAGCAACCTCCTTCTGAATCTCCCGGTACTCCTTGGTGATGACGCCCCGGACGGCACGCATCTGATTGGCGGTGCCCTCGATTCCCTTCCCGTCAGGCCCAAGGATCGCGAATGACTGAGACGAGAAAATCCCCGCCTCGGCCACCTGCTGATTGAAGCGGCCCGACTCCGCTGCCAGCGCCTGCAGCGGCCCGAGGACGCTGTTCACTGCAGCGCTGACCCCATAGAAGATCGCCTGCAGGCCCTGCGCCGCCAGACCCAGCTGACCCAGCACCGGCAGCGCCCGGCTGGCCATCCCCACAGCGCCGCCCAGGGCCCCGCCCAGCTGCCCCAGCCCGCCGGCGCTGCCACCCGCTGCTCCCCCGACGCCGCCCAGGGCCTGGGCCAGCCCTGCCCATGCGCTGTTGTCACCACGAAGGCCATCTCCAACCCGGCGGAGAACCTCGTTCAGGCCATTGAGGCGGTTCTGAACGGCATCGATCTCGCGCGTGGCCTGGCCGGTGTCCGCGTCAAAGCGAACTCTGATCCCCTGTCGTTCCAGCTGGTCGGTGTAACGCCTGAGGGTCTCGAGCTCGCGATCCAGCGCACTGCGGTCGCCATAGAGGCGCAGAAACGCTGAGCCGAGGCTGATCCCCTCCACCGATCCCTATCTCGTTTCCTCATTCTGACGGCGCTTCAGCGCAGCACATCCGCGCTCTTCAGGTCTTCCATCAGGAAGGCAATCAATGGCATCGGCAGCGCCCTGGCCTGGATCAATTCCCGCAGCGTCTGGGCAGCATCAGCGGCCAGCCGCGGCCGGCCATCGGGCTTCTCGAGCTTGTAGGGCAACCACTCCTCGAGGCGGGGCGTGGCCTTGCCCATGCTCGCGACGCTCTGCACCAGGGTCGCCAGCTTGGCGGTCGCCAGGGCCGCGGCGTTGGTGCGCTCTCGTTCTCGGCGGAGGATGAGCTCGAGCACCTTCCAGATCTGCCGGCAGGGCTGGCGGCCGAAGTTGGCGGCATGGAACCGCGGATCGGCGAACCCGCTGGCGTTGATCGCCACGTAGATCTCATTCCAATCGACCGGCTGGGCCTGCAGCGCGGTGCGCAGCTGCGCAATCTGGGCGTCGACGCTCAGCTGGCGGCCGACGCCCTTCCCTTTCCCTTGCCTGCCGCGGCCGGCTCCTCACCGCTCTGCTCGGCGTTGATGAACTCGAGGATGCGCTTGCGGAAGCGCTGCGGCAGCCGCTTCGAGTCGGCCAGCTCCCAGCCGTCGATCGGCTCCCAGCCGTTGTCGGTCTCGATCTCGGCCCGGCTCTGGATGATCAAGGTGATCAGCTGATCATCCAGCGTCGACTGGATCGGCATGCTGCTCACCAGCATGAAGGCCTCCTCGCTGAACTCTGCGATCCAGGGCAGGTCGGCGAAGTTGCCGGAGGTCAGTTGGGTGATGACGTCATCGAACGGGATCTCCTTGGCGTCGCTGATCCGCTTGGCCAGGGTCATCAGCGACAGGGTGGCCTGGGTCATCTGGCGCTGGTTGACCTCCATCTCGCCAACCTCAGCGCCAAGCAGGTCGCGATAACAGCGGAACCTCAGCTTGCCGACTGTCTCATAATCCTTTGCGAACGAATCAAAAAGCAGCTCTTTGCTACTCATGCGAGTTTCTTGAGGGGGAGGACACAGTCATACCCTTTGTAGCGCTCCGGCTGGCCAACAACTTCTGCGGGAAGCTGCACTAGATAGCTCATGCCCAACAGGTGCGGCTGATGGGCCATGCCATCAGTGACCTGCAGCCATTCGTCGTCGATAAAGCCATCGACCACCAGCAGGGCGGTATGCACAGCCGCCACCTCCACATTGCAGTGGATCAGGAACACCCGGCCGGTGGGGTCCTGCAGCAGGGGGTGGAACTGCATGAAAAAGCCCCGGGTGACCGGGGCCAAGGCCGTCAGTTCGCACCGTAGGTGCGTCAGGCAGTGCGGAAGGTGGTGGTGATTCCCTGCAGCGGCCGGCGGTTGCCAGAAGGCGATGCCGTGCCGGTGTTGTCGACCGCCTGGGTGATGGCACCATCGGCAATCCGCAGCCGGTAGATGGTGGCCGCGGCCAGGTCGGCAGCCGGGTTGATCGTGACCACGTTGCTGCCAGCGCCGCCCAGGGAGACCGCTGCAGGCACCTGCACACCGCTGGAGGCCACCTCGAGGCGGAAGCCGCCGCCGGCTGCATCGCCCAGGGCCAGCTGGGTGAGGGCCGCGGTGCCGTTGCTGGTGTAGGTGACCGTGATGTTGCTGCTGACCGACACACTGTCGGCATTGTCTGCAGGCACCACGGCAACCTGGCGAGTGCCGGTGACCAGGAACAGGAGGCTGCTCTGGATCTGGCCGATGCTCAGCGGGCTGCCGCCGGCGTTGTAGCGACCAAAGACCGGGCGACCCCGGCTCATCACGTCGAAGCTGATCTCGGTCAGCCCCTCGGCCTGGCCGCCATCGTTGTAGTTCCTGATGACGCCGTTGAAGCCGGCGTAGTCGTAGATGTAGTCGCCGCTGGTGCCGTTCAGGCGGCCCATCTCCTTGAGCAGCTCGAAGTAGATCTCGAACTCCTTGTCGTAGCGGGTGCTCTCCACCAGGGCGAAGTCTTCGCTGTAGTCGCCGCGGAACTGCGGGACGGTGCTGCCGCCGGGGATCTCGATGTTCTTGATGAAGTAGCTGCGCATCGAGCTGCGCACCCGGCTGCCGGTGGTCACCGAATCGGTCCAGCCGTCATCGCCCATCAGACGGAACTCCTGATCGGAGTCGTCGACCTGGAAGCTGGCCGAGGTGACGCCCTGCATCTCGATGTAGCCCTGGCCTGGTGGCAGGGTCGGCAGGGTGACGAAACCGGCGCTGTCGCGGGTGGCGAAAAGTCGGTTGGGGGCCGTCAGGGGCACAGCCCGGACGAGGGTGCGGTGCGCCTTGTGGAATGCGGCGCCGATCGCAAAGTCAGCCATGGGGTCCTCCTATAGGGGCGTGATCAGTACGGGGTCGTTCAGCTCGTAGGTGAGCTGTTCGTAGGTGTCGTCGGTCGCCGGCAGCCGACGTGGCTGCGCCCATGGCCAGGCCCTGAACGCCAGCAGCTGGACGGCGTTGAGGTTCTGATCGGTGTCGTAGCAGCGAAACTGCAGCGTCCAGATCCGATTGGCCAGGAGCATTCCGACTCCCCA